CTCCATAAGCTGCTGCGCCCTGAGCTGCATAACGAGCACCTGATAATGCATTGGATAATGGTAAGCCTTGAGCCATTGCCATACTAAAAGATTGAGCAGCTAATCCTTCAAGGTCTATTTGACTAAGGAACATCCCATATTCCTGCTCGGCTCGTGCTTGGTAGTTAGCGCCTCGAACCGCACTAGGTAAATCTGCCCCTGCGTTGATAGCTTTATAAAAAGAGTTTTGTACGCTTTCAGAAGTAAGCGCAACAGTTTTATTAACCAAATTAAATATGTCAGGATTGGTACTTGTGAAATTTGTTGTCCCTTTAGGAATTGTATAAACAGGTGCACCATCACCGCCATTCCCAGCAGTGGGTGTGGGTGCACCAGTCTTGCTACCTTGCAGCTTGTTTAACTCAATCATCTTGGCAATAGCAGCATCTAGATTGCCTAGATTTATAAGATCCTTTGGCTTAAGACTTTCAAGAATAGATTTGATGTCTTGCATCTTTAGATCTTGCTTTATCAAAGTGCCAAGAATTCCAAGATCTTTTTGAAGCTTCTTTTCAGCAGCAATAATGGCTGCTTCATCTTTACGTGCAATAGCATCTTCAAGTTCATTCATTGATTTCTTGACATTTAGACGAGCTGTGTCGTTAGTGATCTGCAACAACTGTGCTGCATTTGTTGCTCGCCCTAATTGCTCAGACTGATTTTTAAGGGCTGCTGCGATTTGGATCTTGTCCATGTCAAAAGCTTCGGCACCTTTGCCGAGCAAGAGGCTGGCTTTATCAATAACAGCGCCTAATCTTTTATCTCTTAAAATTTTAGCTTGAGCAGCTGCTTCCTCTTTTTTAGCTTTAGCAATTGCATCAGCAGCCTTCTTTGCCGCCGCTGCATCTGCTTTTTGTGTATCTTGGTTAGTGCCGCCAGTCATGGCAACATTGCCCATGCCTCCGGGGATAATTCCCTTACGGAAAGATAATTTATCTAATTCTTTATTAAGACTTGACATTAATAAAATTAACCCAGCAACCGCAGTAGTAATGGGCGCAAAATACAATGCTGCACCAATTCCAATAGCCATAAGAATAGGCTTTAATTCTTTTAGTCTGGCGATTAGTTTGGCTGCATTAGTTACAGTGTCAGCAATACCTTTAGCTAGTTTGTCAATGTTATCTGTTGCAGCTGTAGCGCCGCCGCCTGAAAGGGCTGTGATCGCATCGTATAGACCCTTACCAATGGTTTCTTTAGCATTGTTAGCAGCAATAGTCAGTTTGTCTAATTGTCCTGCAAATGTCCCAGCAGCAGCACTAGCTTGTCCCGCAAAGAGAGTAGTCAGTCGTGCCTGAATTTCTTCAAATGAAGATGAAGTAAGTTCTGCTTTAGTGAGACCTACGCCTAAGCGACCTATTGCCTGTGTCTGCCCCAAGAAAGCCTTTTGCAAACTTTGTGAAACTTGAGTTACAGATTTACCAGTGCCCGCTGCAATATCTAATGACAGGTTGAGTAATTCCTGAGCCTTAGTAACTGAACCTGTGGCTCTCAATAGTCGATCCATGGCTGGACGAAGCTCGTCATCGAGAACACCAGTTTGGGCTTCAAGTCGATTGATAAAGCCATTGACTGTGCCGATGTTTGACCCGTAAGCAAGACCTAGATTTTTTAGAGTCGTGCCCAACGCTGTAGCTGCCTTGTCATCTTCTGCAAATGCTTTAATAGAAGCACGACTAAAAGCAACAACTGCTGCTGCGCTAAATGTGCGTGTTAACGTCTTGCCTAGATTTTTTGTGCTGGCGTTAAGTTTATCAACAGAAGTTTCAGCTTGCTTAAAAGCTTTTTTACCGGTGAACTCGGTAAGAATATCAATGACTACATTTGCCATGATTAGCCTTTCACGCTTGCTGATCGGTTAAGTTTATTAGCTGCACTTGTCAATGCTTTAATTACTGCATCTCTAGCTTTGCCATTGTTTTCTTCATAAGCGCGGTAAAGTAATCGACCTTGCATTCGATCCTTGCCTTTAAGCGGTGCGCGATATTTTCCATCTTGGTTTGTAACAAACCTACTATCTGGAGTTACCTTGCCCATTCTTTCATATATTGACCCTGCTCTACTCTTGTTGAAAACTTGAGCAAGGGATCTAAATCCTCTTGAGTTAGCTTTAGATGGACTTGTCTTAAAACCAATTTTAGATTTAACTTCCGAAGGATTAAAAGTTGGGAATGTACCTTCGGACATTTGACGAGGCAGCCAACCACTTAGAACACTTCCGCGATCAGGAACATAACCTTTAGCTGATCGGCTGATCGGCTGCAAAGCTGTCCTAACTTCTTTTTGAGTTTCCTTTGCTAGATCAGGTGCAAAACTACGGAGAGCTTTACGGAGTTCAACGGCGCCCTTTACGGTTGCTGGCATCGCTCACCTCTTTCGCTTCATCCTTAAGCCCTTGCACTAATGCATCGAGCATGGTCTTATCTAGATCTAATAACACTTGTGGCGGGATCTGCAACCTAATGCTCAGGCGAGCGATTAGGTAGGTGAATGGCAGATCTCGCTTTATGCTAAAGGGTCAGAGTCTAAAACCTCAACACTTTTCAGTGTTTCGATAAACTCCATCCCAAAAGGCTTGACAGTCTCACCTGACCTGCGGATAACTTCATGAGCCAAAAGATAAACATGACTCTGTTTTTCCTCGTCGCGAAAGGCACGATGAAACCCCATCTTGGTAGTTTGTTCAAAGAAGTATTCCACGGCGGGCGTGATTTCTCCTTCTACAATGCTGCCATCTGTACGTACTATCTTTAGTTTTGCCATGAAGTTGCCCCTTAGTTAGTTAGTTAGTTTTTACGCAGTTGTTACTGCGATTGTACCTGATACGTTCCAAGTTACGCTCTGAGTTGAAATGTCTGCAACAGCACCATTTACAGGTGTTGTGTTGTTGACTAAGCAAGTCATTGTGTAAAGAGGGTTGCTAGGCGCTACCGCTCCAGATGATTGCTTGAATGTTACTACAACATTGTTGCCCCATACAGAAGATGAGTTAAGTGTTTGTAGAGTCTTAGCTGTATCTGCATCGTTTAGGAAGTCGATTGTAATGCTTGAAGCTTCCAAGCCCTTTACATAACGATGACCCTGATCGCCAAGCGTACTGACATCCAATTCGTCAAATGATCGGTTGATTGTTACGGATGTAACCATTGCAGAGAGATCTACCGCATTAACAGTTAGAACTCCCGTATTTGCTAGATAAACTGCCATCGGATTATTCCTCTTCTTTCTTAGTTACTGGCTTAGGTGCTGCTGGCTTTACCTGACCGATTCTGATCAGGAAGGCTTCGTTCTCTTTTTCCCATTGTGCCATATCGGTCATGGTTATTCCCATCTCGTTAATATACTTACGGACATCTCGCAGCTTAAAAGGTCTCCCGATGCAGCGTTGAGAATAGTAGGTGCGCTTACTGCGCTTACATTATAGACCAATCCTGATGCAGCTAACTTTGCAAACACGCTAACAACTACATCTTCTATTCCGTTCAGATTGCCTTCATTGTCAAACAAAGGAACAGTCATAATAATCTTAAAATTAGCCATTGGAGCCACAGTAATCTGGCTATTGTTATTAGGTGTTAGATATGGGTCATCTGGACTAATGATACAGCTATTCGCCAAAACTACGCTTGGAGGAAAAGCAAATGTCGAGTAGCGTGAGTTATCTATTAGCGCAGTGGCTAAAGTAGTTCTTAATGTAGTTATTGCTGGCGTTGGCATGGGTCACCCGATCATGCTGCGCGGATCAAGTGCGTGAGCGATCAATCCTCGCACCTTAGCGAGAAGCTGCGCGCTCATTCGGTAAGGGCTTGGCTGGAAATCGACTGCGTTACTGCCTGAAAGGGTGGCTGTACGCGCTTGCCAGATTTCAACAGATATCATAAGAGCTGCTTGCTGGACTGCTGTGTCTGTTGTCCAGTCTGTGTAATTTGTTGCTGTGACTTTACCAAAAGGGGCAATAGGATGCACTGGCTTTATGGCAGCGTGATTTGTGACCATCGTTATTGAGTAAGGTGTAACCGATGTTATAACTTTTGATCCGTTAAAGGAAGAGCCACATCCAGTTATTGTAACTGTTTGTCCAACATAATAAGTGTCTATCAGTTCTTGATCGAAGTAAAGCGTTCCCTTACCTACAATGCTGGAATGTGACACAGCATAATTACTGTTAGTCCATAACATAGGAAGTAGGACTGCATCTGCGGCATCTGCCACTTCTTGAAGGGTCGCGTCTGGATACAATGTGCCTACGCCTAATGTGCTGCGAAGCTCTGCAACTGTTGTAAGTGCCATGTGCGATCCTTTCTAAAGACTCTGGGGAGTAGAGGGCTACTACTCCCCAGAGCGACTTAGTGAGTTTGTTACGCCTTGTTGTTCTTAAACGCGCCTGCTCCGACCTTAGTAGCGATTGCTCCAAAGCCGTAGTAGCCGATTGTTACTGAACCGTTTGCAGTTGATTCTGCGCGTAGGCGGTATGTTGGTGACTCGTACCATGTGTATGCATCTGGGTTCACGATTAGGATAGTTCCATCGCCATCGCC